AAAGACTGTACAGATGTCAAACGACAAAGGTACATGGTTTGGATGGGACGTAACAAAAGTTGGCCCAGTCTCAGATAAAAATATCTATGACATGGCAAAAAACTTTGCGATCAGCGTAGGTAAAGGTGAGGTTGAGGCGAAGCATGGTAACGGAGAAGCAGACTCTAAACAACCATACTAACCGTATCCTAGGTAGTGGGCAGTCACGCGAGAGTAGGCTGCCCACGTTGCATTGCTATGTTAGAAAAATTTAAAAAAATATTTAATGGTCTGGAGGAGAGGTTTGGCTACCACATAATAAAGGATCAAACCAACTCAATAAAAAAATCTGGAGAATCTAAAACATCACATTATCCACACACTGACGAAATGTGGCAAGCACATTTAGATGGTAAAAAATTTCAAGTAAATACTAAATATGGGGATATCATGGCTGATAGTTTAGGTATGTGTCCCATAAATAAAGACAGTAAATGTAAGTGGGGTGCAATAGATTTAGATAACTATAGACCGGATATACAAGAATTATTTAAAAAATTAAAAAGCATAAATGTTCCTGTGGTGCCTATAAGATCTAAAAGTGGAGGGGTGCATGTTTATGTTTTTTTAAAAGAACCTGTGGCTGCTTTGCTGATGAGAGAAAAATTACACTCTATAAAACATATATTTGGTGTAGAGAAACCAGACAGAATTTTTCCAGTGCAAAAATATTTAGATTTAGACAAAGGCTCTGCTGGTAGTTGGATAAACTTGCCTTATTATAATTACAAAAATACAGAAAGATATATGATAAAAGAAGACGGATCAAAGGCTTCTATAGAAGAATTTTTTAAAACTTACGAAGAAAGTGTAATTACACCTAGTCAACTTAAAAAAATGCAGTGTAGTTTAAACGAAGAAGACTTTAAAGATGGACCACCTTGCTTACAAACTTTGGCTAGTTTTGGAATAGAAAGAGGGGCAAGAGATGAAGTGTTACTAGATATGACTAGATATCTTAAGATGAGGTTTCCAGAAAATTGGCAAAATAAAACGGGAGAGTATAACACAAAATTCTTTAAACCTGAACTAACTTATAAAGAAGTTCAAAAAACTGTTAATTCAAGAGAAAATAAAGACTACCCATACAGGTGTAATCAAGATCATTTAAGTAAGTTTTGTAACAAAGGTGAGTGTATATTAAAAAAGTTTGGTGTTAAATCTATCAAAGGATTACAACACGCGGCACTCGGACCATTATCTTATATTAAATCAACACCAAGACAATGGTTTCTAGGTTTTGATGGAGAAGAAGTTAAACTAACATCAAAAGAATTAACTAATCAACAACTAGCAAGAGAAGCTGCAACTGAGCAAACTGGTAAAACACCACCGCGGATGAAACAAGTTGATTGGGATGCTGCGATAGCGGAGTTACAAGAAAGAGCTACAGGAGAAGATGCACCAGAGGAAAGTATGCCTATGTTCAAACTAAAAGAATCTTTAAAAATATTTTGTTTTGAGTCTAGGAGAACAGAAGATAGAACTAGAATAGATAGAATACCTTTCTATGATAAGAAAGAAAAAAATGTTCATTTTGTGTTTGATAGTTTTTATTCTTACATCACTGAAACTAAAAAATGGAAACATGCGGAACACACCACTCACACTTATTTAAAAAACGTAGATGGACTTACAAGAGGTAAACTACATATACAAGGCAATATTAAAAGAAACGTGTACACATTAAGTGAAGATAGATTTGGCAAAGAAGATTTTAAACATGAAAAAATTAGTTTTGGTAATGAAAAGGAGGTTATGTGAAATTTAAAGTTCCTGATTTATATAGAGTTGAAAAAATATTTGGCCCACCAGGCACAGGTAAAACATATGAATTATTAAAAATATTAAAACAAAAATTAGATTATGGCTATCCAAAAGAAGATGTTTTACTAGTGGGATACTCTAGAGCAACCGCACAAAATTTAAAAGATAGATGTAAAAAAGATTTAAATTTTACGGAGGAAGAAACTAAGCCAATAAAAACTTTACATGCATTATGTAAACATGCATTACCAAAACCAGAACCAAGTTTATTATCAAAAGCTGATAAAGATTATTTTAAAACATGTTTAAACAATCCTATTAAAACATGGAAACCAAGAGAAGAGTATACTAAAGTACAAAAAGAAGAAGATGAAGATGAAGATATTGATCTAGGAATTATTTCAAAAAAATTAGATTTGATAAACAAAGGTAGAAGTTACTTTAAAGCAGGGGATACTTGGGAATCTGTAAGATATTATTTTGATGAAAAACAAGACGATTTTCAGTTTGGGAATGTGGTTAGAAGAGATTTAGAGTGGACCTATGACACCTATAAAGAATTTAAAAAAAAATATAACTTAATGGATTTTACTGACATGTTAGCTGCAACTCTTAAACAGGAAGTTAAATTTCCAAAATATAAAATAGTGTTTGTTGATGAGTGCCAAGATTTAAATCCACTAATGTGGGCTGTAATAGATAAAATAATTGATAAAAAAGGTTTAATTTATTTAGCAGGAGACGATGACCAGTCAATATTTGGTTTTAATTGTGGTGAACCTGAACATTTTTTACATAAACCGGCTCACTACACCCGTGTTTTAGATAGATCTTATAGATTACCTAGAAAAATTTTAGATTTTTCACAAAATATAATTTCAAACATAGGTCCTAAATATAGAAAAGAAAAAGTGTTTGGTCCTAAAATAGTAGATGGGGTTGAAGTTCAAGGTAATATCTATGAAATAGGTAGATCCTTAGATGACATAGAAGATAAAGTAAAAGAAGACTCTTGGATAATGTGTAGTAGAACTAATAATAAATTGTTTCACTATAAAAAAATGTTAATGGAAAAAAATTTACTTTGGAAAACAAGAGCTAAGTCTGGTTCAGACAATTCATATAATTATTCTATAAAAAATAAGGTAAGACAAGTGTTAAGTCTATGGCATAAATTTGTTACAAAAGAAAAATTAGAGGGAAGAGATGTTTGTAAATTAATTCAAGAAATAAAATCAGAACATCTTAATATTAAAAAGAAAGATAACAAACCAGATAAAAGTACTTTATTTGTAAGTGATAATAATTATAATTATGAAGATCTTGTATCTAAAAATGTTTTTAAAGATAGTTTTAAAATAGATGAAGAATGGTTTAATTATATTAAATTTACAAAAGAAGATGTTCAAAACCAATCTTACATGGATGGTGGAACAAAATTTGAATTATTTTTAGATGCAGATGAAGCGCACAATTATATAGTTAATATTTATAAGAAAGATAAAACATTAATAAAAACAAAAATTTTAATTGGAACAATACATTCAGTTAAAGGTTTGGAAGCAACAAATGTTGTTGTCTGTGATGTGTGGAATTATCCTTGTTATCAAAATTACAGGGAAAAAACTCCAAAACATAGACACGAAGAAATACGTTGCGCTTACGTTGCAGTTACAAGATCAACAGAAAATCTTTTTATGTATAGACCAACACCTAGAAAGAGATCAGGAGAACATTCTTTTGAAATGTTGGATAGAGATTTTTATAAAAAGGAGAAAAACTATGACACACAAAGACATATTCAAAGGTGTAGCGTATAAATCTTTGGAAGAACAGGTAGGTGGAAAACACTATCGCAGTATGAAAATACAGCCGGCAGAGTTTATTAACGAAAATAAACTCTTGTTTGCGGAGGGAAATGCTATAAAGTATATTTGCAGGCACTCTGTAAAAGGAAAGCAACAAGATATAGAGAAGGCAATACATTATTTAAAAATGATATTGGAGAGGGATTACTCATGATTATTAAACCTTTGTTCACAACACCCACAGAATGGGTTCAACCTAATTCTTTTCCTGACTTATCTAAATACGATGAGATAGCAATAGACTTAGAAACAAAAGATCCTGAACTAAAAAAAATGGGACCAGGCATGTTTAGAGAAGTGGGAAACATAGTTGGTTTTGCAGTGGCGGTTAATAATTGGTCTGGTTATTTTCCTATAAGACATGAAAATGGTGGTAACATGGATGAGAAAAAAGTTATTGAATACTTTAGAACCGTTCTAAACTACCCCTCTACAAAAATATTTCACAACGCCATGTACGACGTGTGTTGGTTAAGAGCTGAAGGTTTTACAATAAAAGGCAAAATAGTAGACACTATGATTGCATCGTCCCTAATAGATGAAAATAGGATGAGGTATGATCTTAACAGTGTTGCAAAACAATATACTGGTATGTCAAAAAATGAAGCAGCACTTAACGAAGCTGCACAGAATTGGGGTATAGATCCTAAAGCAGAGATGTACAAACTACCTGCAATGTATGTGGGTGAGTATGCAGAAAAAGATGCAGAGATAACTTTTGCTTTATGGCAAGAACTTAAAAAAGAAATAAACCATCAAGACTTAAATTCTATATTTGATTTAGAGACATCTTTATTTCCTTGTCTAGTAGAAATGAAAGCAAGAGGAGTAAGGGTTGATTTAGAACATGCAGAGATGGTTGAGAAAAATTTAATTAGAGCAGAAAATAACATGCTGCAAGGAATTAAAGATGAGATAGGTTTTGCACCAGATCTTTGGGCAGCAAGATCTATAGCTAAAGTATTTGATCATTTAAAATTAGATTACCCTAAAACAGAAAAAACAAAAGCACCTAGCTTTACTAAAAATTTTTTAAAAAATCACAACAACTATGTGATTAATTTAATTAATAATGCTAGACAAGCCAACAAAGCTAGAACTACTTTTATGGAATCTATCTTTAGATATGTACACAAAGGTAGAATACATGCAGATATAAATCAACTTAGGTCAGAATTTGGTGGAACTGTTACTGGTAGGTTTTCTATGACTCATCCTAATTTACAACAAATACCCAAGTCTGGTAGTGATATGGGTAACCAACTAAGGGCTATATTTATACCCGAGGAGGGCCATACATGGGGTTGTTTTGACTATTCTCAGCAGGAGCCTAGACTGGTAGTGCATTATGCTTGTTTGACTGAATTACCGGGCTCTCAGGACTTCAAAGATTATTATCAAAAAGACTCAAAAGCAGATTTTCATAAGATAGTGGCTGATATAGCTC